AAGTAAGGCTCAACAATGTTCTTAAATTGCTGGCGAGTAAACTCGTCATTCAACTCGAATAGTTGGGTCTTTGCTGCTTCAGAAATTGCTTCTTCCATCACTAGGAATAAACGTCTTACGTTAATTCTGTCGAAGGCAGAAACATAACTCAATGCAGTCTTGTCACCGAAGAGGACAATACCTTGTCCAGGGAAAGCTACGATTGGGTTAACACGTGAAGCATAAAGGGTATCTCTGTGATCCTTTAGAGGTGAGTAAGCAAGTTTAATTGCATTTCTCAACTGTCCTCTATTGAAGCCAGCAGGAGAATACCAAGGCTCTTGCTGTAGTGTTGTGGATAGTGTTAATCCAGCAACGTCAGCATTACATGGGATATAACGATACTTGTCGCTATACTTATCATAGATGTATTTGTAGTTATTGTCAAATACCGCATAAGAAGTACTACTTAATTGATCAAAGTAGTTAACTGTGCGTTGGACAATAGTAGAGGTCTTTGCTTGACCAATTACATCACCACGATAAGGTGAGACGAATGCAATACAATCCTTACGTGAAGAAGCAATAGAAATTACATGCTGTGCCTTAGCGATTGTATCATCAATACCACTCATGGATGGACCCATTAGTAGGTAATCAATGTCTACAGTCTCAGCGTCTGCGAATAGATCGTATGCACCAAGTATGTCAGGACGTGCAATAGTGTAACCATCTACTCCACCTTGTAGTGAGTAGCGTAATGTTGCACGATTCTTTGTACCAAGTAGAGGTACTGCTAGAGGATTCAATCCTGTTGGATCATCTAGGTTGTTAAGTGCATTAGATGCCTTAATGATATCAAATTCTCTGTTGATACCAGATGTACCTATGACTCCACTTACAGTAGTGGTCTTATCATAGATGTTAGCAGTCTCATGACTTCCCCAGTATAGATACTCGGAATAAGTTTTAACTACGTCCTTATAGTAGATGTTATCACCTTGAGGTGACTTAGCATCGATTGCTTTAGAAACATTAAGATGCTTTTCAAGTACGGAATTAGGTGTACCTGTGATCTTACCGTCTCCATCAATAACCAAGATGTGCATTAGGTCATTGTGACCGCCTCTGTCCGCAACCCATGCGGAAGTTGTAGGTCTTGCTGCGACGTTAATCCACTTAGTACCATCTCCATATAGTCTTGACTCATAGTCAGACTCTACGTTAGAGATAGAAACTGAAGCAGCGTTTGCGTCTGTTACATTCTGGTTTGCTTGGAAGTTAGGTGATCCTTGATTCAATGCAACACGTAATTCACGGTTGAGTGATTCAATCTCTCCTGTGTCACCAGTAGCAGCACCAGGTGTATTAGAGTTGTTTGCTAACTCAGAGATAACGTCTCCAACTTCAAGGAAGTCAGTAGATGTAGTATCGATAGTTAATTCTAACTTACGATTCTCTGCGTCCCAAGCAACAACACGACCTGTAACACCACCACTAACAGCAGTGATATAGTTGTCTTTCTCAAAAGATCCAACTAGGTTTGAGTTATCCTTGAAGGTGATGATTACGGAGTAGTCGTAAACCTTACCGTAGATGTTTGCACCAGAGAAGGAAACTTCCGCATTGTTTGTGAATTCCCACTCAGCAGCAGTTGGTTGTGCAAGGTATAGTACCTGATCAGGACCAGCGTCTGTTACGATAACACGAATTGAGTTACCATGAGATCCAGCAGTCTTAGCACCCCACTTCCAGTTGTTAGCAGCAGTCTCTACGTTTGCCTCGTATGTATCAATATTCTTGATAAGAGGAGCAGAAACACCAGTTGCGGTTGTCTCGTTAATCTCAGTCTTGTTAGTTGTAACAGTCTGTAGATAAACAGCAGTGTTGTTTGCGTGTGAAGCAGCAGTTGTTCCTAGCTGAGCACGTACCACAGTTAGATCGTTACCAGCGATAGAAGATACCTGAAGGATCTCATCGTCGATTCTAATGTAGGAGTTAGTACCTGCACCAAGAGCAGCAGCAGATGCAACAGTAAGAGTTGTATCACTATCACTATAAGTACCACCTTCACTAATAGTTGTATCAGTACCAGCAGTCTCAATCAATGTGATTGAAGTAGCAGCAGCGTGAGATACAGCAGAAGTTGCTAGTTGTCCACGAGTAACAGTAACGTCGTTACCAGAAACACTAGAGATAGTTACTAATTCAGCATCGATTAGGAGGACATCACTAACGTCAAAGTCAGTTGATGAAGCAACTGTTAGAACTGTGTCAGATGCACTAAACGTAGAAACAGTATACTGTGCGGTATCAATTGCGTTTTTCAGCGAATCATTCATCGCACGAATAATCTTTACTGTACCTCCGTAAAGTAAAAATTGTGCAGCACTGAACCAGTACTCGTAGTTATAATCAGTAGGTTTGCCGAAAATTGAAAGTAATTCTTTTTCACTAGTTACACTAGTTACCTGCTCTACAGGTCCTTTTTCAAACGATCCAACGATAGCAGCAATATTATCTACTGTTGCGTTAACTACGTTGGTCAGATCTCTTTCAAGTACGACAACTCCTGGTGAAAGTTGTGTGGATGCCATTTGTGATATCTCCTAGGGGATTTCTGTTGCTGAAATTATTTATTGAAAACCGTATTTCCACTGGGGAATCAAGCCGTGATTACCAATCTGGATAGTCTGCTAGGTATGGAGGTAAAGGTCTGGGTCTATTCCTCTTTCTATTGACTCTCCATATTGTACAAGACTTACACTCATAAGCATATGCCGATGGATTATTACCTCTGTCCTTACGTGTCTTATAAAAATCTTCTAATAAACTTTTAGTCTGTCCACAGAATCGACACTTTCTCTCTTTAAATAATAAATGCTCCAGAGAGAGGTCATTCTCTATGGTCATGACAAATATTCCCACATATGTGAGTTATCACCATACTCATCTACATTCCATGTGTCACCTTGATCATCTACAAATGATTGCTCATAGTCTACATGGTTATCAATGAATCCGAATGGTGCCATGTCCGCTTCTATTCCCTCTTTCTGCTCTTGATACATCTTCATACGTACATCATCGTCATGCAACTCTCTAAAATAGTCTGTTGTTGCTAACCATGCGAAGATAACCAGACACATAGCAAGGTCATCGTTACATCCTTCCTCTGCTTCCCATGCTGGACCTCTCTGAATGAAGGTTGTTAACTCTGCCATGATGTCATAGTCTTTAAAGATGAGTTTGTCATCCTCAATTAACTGTTTTAGGTTAGAGCAACCAGTTTTCTTGACAGTTGTGCTCATTTTAACCCCAAGTTGCACCTTAGTGCCACTAAATCCTTGTCCTACTACCTGACCTGCTCTACCTCTCATGGCACACATGAGTAAATTCTCGTATTCTAGGTCAAATTGT